GTTATTGGGATCGCAACCCAATTACTCGCCAAATTAACAAGCAAACAGAATGACAAAAATACTTCACATTGACATCGAAACGTATAGTTCGGTGGACATCATGGCGTCGGGGGCGTATAAATATATGGAATCCCTAGACTTTGAAATCCTTTTGGTGGCCTACGCCTTTGACGACGAACCTGTGCAAATTGTAGATTTATCCAACGGCGAATTATTGCCTATTAAATTTATTGAAGCCCTACAGGATCCAGCTATAGAAAAGCACGCACATAACGCCAACTTTGAAAGACAGGCCTTTAAAACTTACGGCTACAACGTTCCCGTTGACCAGTGGTTTTGTTCGGCTGTTAAGTCCGCTTATTGTGGTTTGCCTTTATCTTTGGACGGAGTTTCAAAAGCTTTGTCGCTGGGAGACTTAGGGAAGTCCGCTTCGGGAAAAGCGTTGATCCGTTTCTTTTCGTGTCCTGTTAAGGCTACAAAAATAAACGGTATGCGCGAAAGGAACTTTTCTTTTCACGATCCTATTAAGTGGGAAATGTACAAAGACTATTGCAAACAGGACGTTGAAGCTGAAAGGGAAATAGGCAAAAGACTTGAAGCATACCCAATCCCGTTATTTGAAAGAATGAACTATATTTTAGATCAAAAAATAAATGATAAGGGTATTTTAATTGATTTAGTAATGGCCAAAAATGCGTTTGATATTGATACGCGTTTTGCCGAAGAACTAAGCAATAGAGTAAAAGAAATCACAGGGGTAGAAAATCCGAATAGTGCCGCGCAGCTAAAGAATTGGCTAAGTGCCGCAATGCAAAAAGAAATCACAACATTAGCAAAAGGCGACATTCCCGCACTAATTCAAGAAGCTGGCGTCGGTGCTGTTTCGGAGGTTCTAACCATTAGACAAAAATTGTCCAAAACGTCCACAAAAAAATACGTGGCGATGTTGGCTTGCGCTTGCGACGATAAACGCGCACACGGTTTATTCCAATTTTACGGGGCTAACCGCACAGGACGTTGGGCGGGTCGTTTGATACAATTGCAAAACCTTCCGCAAAACCATTTAGACGACTTAGAAGAAGCGCGCGCGGCTATAGGTTTGGGCGACTACGACATAGCCAAAATGAAATACGACGACATTCCTTCCATATTGTCCCAACTTATTAGGACTACCTTTGTAGCCAAAGAAGGACATACGTTTGCTGTTGCCGATTTTAGCGCAATTGAAGCGCGTGTAATTGCATGGCTTGCGGACGAAAAGTGGCGATTGAAGGTATTCGCTTCCCACGGGAAAATATATGAAGCCTCGGCGTCTATGATGTTCAACGTACCAATTGAGAGTGTAACAAAAGGATCCGACTTGCGACAAAAAGGTAAAATCGCGGAATTAGCTTTGGGCTACCAAGGGGCAGTCGGTGCGCTTAAAACAATGGGCGGGGAAGCCATTGGACTTTCTGAATTGGAAATGGACACGATTGTAAAGAAATGGCGAAAAGCAAATCCCGCTATTGTGGCACTTTGGGGCGACGTTGAAAGCTGCGCAATCCGTGCAATCAAAACAAAAAAGAAAGTCGTTTCTATACACAAAAGTTTGGAATTTGAGTGCAACGATGAGGTTTTCACGATTAAGTTACCTTCGGGGCGCAAGTTGTTTTATCGAAGCCCTTCTTTTTCCCAAAACAAATGGGGCAAAGAATCAATAATTTATAAGGGTATGGATCAAACCACTAAGCAATGGGGCAACGTTGACACCTACGGGGGCAAACTTGTTGAAAACATTATACAGGCTATCGCCCGCGACCTTTTGGCACAATCGATGCTAAGGATTAACGGGGCGGGTTTTGAAATCGTTATGCACGTACATGATGAAGTTGTTTGCGAAGTGCCTTTGGACATAAGCGAAGAAAACTTAAAAGCTATTGAAGACATCATGGCCACCCCAATTGATTGGGCGGAAGGTTTAACTTTGACTGCAGACGGATATTTGACACCATTTTATAAAAAAGACTAAAAATGAAACACGACGGGAAAATAGATATTGCGACAGGAATGTCGGCAAAGTCCAAAATTTGGAAAAATAAGTCTTTGCTTTGGTCGGAGTTCGCCCAAAGAATTAGCGAAGGACTAAAAACAAATGAAACTCACAAAGAATTCATAGCGGCCACGAAAGAAGAACAATCGAAAATCAAAGACGTTGGGGGCTATGTCGGGGGCTACTTAAGACAGGGAAGAAGAAATCCCGAAAACGTGGTCCACAGACAAATAATGACTTTGGATATCGATTTCGCGCATTTGGATTTTTGGGACGACTTTTGTTTGCAGTTTGAAAATGCGGCAATTATACACGCAACGCACAAACACTGCGACGCAAACCCTCGTTATCGTTTGATTATGCCTTTGTCTCGCGAAGCAACGCCCGACGAATACGTGGCCGTGTCGCGACAAGTTGCGGGGATTTTAGGAATAGAACTTTTCGACAACACTACTTTTGAAACTAACCGTTTGATGTTTTGGCCGTCCACACCAAAGGACGTCGAATACTATTACCACATACAGGACGGGGCTTGGATTGATGTTGACGAAGTTCTGGCAAGTTATATCGATTGGAAGGACACAAGCCTTTGGCCTACAGCCGACAAAGAAATACGCGCTTTAGGGGACACGGCAAAGAAGCAAGAAGACCCAGAACTAAAAAGCGGAATTATTGGGGCGTTTTGTAGAACCTACGGGATAGCCGAAGCAATCGAAACTTTTTTATCCGACGTTTATTTGGCCACAGCCGACGACAAACGTTTCACTTATGTAAAAGGAACCACAGCGGCGGGGCTTATGCTTTACGATAATAAGTTTGCCTATTCCCACCACGGGACAGACCCTTGCAGCGGGAAACTATCCAACGCATTTGATTTGGTGCGCGTACATTTGTTCGGCCATTTAGATAATAACGCGGGTTATTCAAACCAAAAACCCAAAAGCTTTTCCGCAATGGAAGACCTTGCACGAAAAGACAAAGCGGTTAAAAAGACAATCGCTTCGGAAAATTTAGCCAACGCGAAATATGATTTTGCCGAAGGTTACGAAATGTTTGAAGGCGTTCAGAATGTAGAAGGGGACGAAGAAAACTTGGAATGGATGTCGGAACTAGAAGCCGACGCAAAAGGGAATTACCTTTCAACTGCAGCAAACATAAATATTATTTTAGCCAACGACCCCCGTTTAAAAGAAACTTTCAAACAAAACGACTTCGACGGCAAAAGGTATGTTTTCAAAACTTTGCCTTGGCGAAAGATAACAAAACCCGAACCAATAAAAAATGTCGATTATTCTGGCGTTCGTAATTATATTGAAAGTATTTACGGAATTTCGGGGACGCTTAAGATTGACGATTCAATCGCGTTGGAATTTGAAAAACAATCCTTTCACCCAATTAAAGATTATTTGAACTCATTAGTTTGGGACGGTACCCCTAGAATAGATAATTTATTAATCGACTACTTCGGGGCGGATAATAACATATACAGCAAAGAAGCTATTCGAAAAATGCTTGTGGCCGCTGTGGCTCGTGTTTTTAAAGCGGGTTGCAAATTTGATTTAGTTTTGACACTTATAGGCGACCAAGGTACCAAGAAAAGTTCCTTTATTAAAAAGCTGGGCAAGGAATGGTTTTCCGATACGTTCATGACAGTACACGGCAAAGAAGCCCTAGAGCAAATCCAAGGGGCGTGGCTTATTGAAATGGCCGAACTATCGGGACTACGAAAAGCCGAAGTCGAAGCAATTAAACATTTCATTTCCAAACAAGAAGATTCCTTCCGTCCAGCCTATGCGCGTGCCTCGGAGACATTCCAAAGACAATGCGTGTTTTTCGGGACTACAAACAAAAAGGACTTCTTAACGGATCCGTCGGGGAACCGTCGATTTATGCCTATAGACGTAAACGTCGACTTAATAATGAAAGACGTTTGGGTAGACCTAGACGGGGAAGTGAACCAAATTTGGGCGGAAGCTATGTCTTTGTTTAAGAAAGGCGAAACCCTTTATTTGAGTGACGAAGCCGAAAGGATAGCCAAAAACGAACAAATGAAACACTGCGAAGTGGACGAACGCAAAGGACTTATTGAACAATATTTGGACGTGCGTTTGCCAGAGGATTGGAACGAAAGGGATATTTTTGAAAGACGTATTTATTTAGAAAGCGACAACGCCAAAGGATCACAAAGGGACGTCGTTTGTATGGCCGAAATATGGTGCGAGTGTTTGGGTAAAAACAAAGAAGACATGTCGCGTTATAACACTAGAGAGATCAACGATATAATGAAATCCCTACAGGGCTGGGAATACAACGCAACAACTAAAAATTTTAAAAACTATGGCAAACAAAAATACTATTCCCGAAAAATTTAATATTGCCAAGCACGTTCCCAGAATAGTTGAAAGCATAAATTTTGCACAAACTTATTATTTGTTTAGAACCGACGGCACCGAAATTAAATTCACAACTAATTGGAAGGGCGAAATTCTATCCTATAAACATACTTTGAATTCAAACGAAATCGCTTACATACGCAAAACCATTTTAAAGGATGCAAAAAATTGAAAGTGAAAAAGTTTTGGAAAAGAAACTTTCCGAAGAAATAAAGAGAATAGGCGGAATGTCCGTCAAACTTTTGTCAATTCATTTGACGGGTTTACCTGATCGGCTTTGCTTGTTGCCTAAAGGCCGCCTATTTTTTATTGAAATGAAAACCACGGGAAAAAAGCCAACAAAGATTCAAACTATAATACACGGCAAGTTAGAAGCTTTGGGCTTCCCCGTTTTGGTTATAGACACAAGCGAAAAAATAAAAACATTCATCCAAACATTATGAACGAAAATAATTTACATAACTATCAAAGGGGCGCAGTCGATCACATTTTAAACAATGACTTTTGCGGATTGTTTCTGGACATGGGTTTGGGCAAGACCGTGTCTTCTTTGACAGCAGTACACAAGTTAATCAACGAAGAACTAGAAGTCGACAAAGTTTTAGTTATTGCGCCAAAGCGAGTGGCCGAGAGTGTTTGGTCGGCCGAGTGCGAAAAGTGGGAACACCTTAAGGGGTTAAAAGTTGTTAAAATTATTGGCAATGAAAAGCAGCGCAAAGCAGCCCTAAGGGAAGACGCCGACGTCTATATGTTGGGGCGTGACAATATTGTTTGGCTTTGTGGTTTGTACGGTGGGTCGATGCTCCCTTTTGACATGCTTATAATTGACGAAAGTAGTTCGTTTAAGTCGGCCAAGTCGTTACGCTTCAAAGCTTTGAAACTTGCGCAACCTTCATTCAAAAGAGTTGTTATACTTACAGGAACGCCCGCACCAAACGGACTGATTGACCTTTGGAGCCAAATATACTTATTAGATCGAGGGAAACGATTAGGCCAAACAATCACGTTTTACCGCGATAACTTCTTCCGCAAAAGTTATGACGGTTGGTCGTTATTAATGCAAGAAGGAGCCGAAGAACGTATCCAGAATAAAATAAAAGATATTTGTTTGTCGATGAAAGCCAAAGACTATTTAGAACTGCCCGAACGCGTGAATAACTTTATAAAGGTAGTATTCCCACCAGAATTGAAAAAGAAGTATTTAGACTTTGAACGTGAAAAGGTTTTGGAATTATTATCGGCACAAGAAGAAATCACAGCAATGAACGCCGCGGGATTGGTTAACAAGTTATTGCAGTTTGCAAATGGTGCCGTTTACGATGCCGACCGCGTTTGGCACGAAGTCCACGGCTTAAAATTAGACGCGGCCGAAGAAGTTATCGAAAATGCAAACGGCAAACCCGTGTTAATTGCTTACACCTATAAACCCGATTTAGAAAGGTTGTTGGTACGACTAAAGAAATACAAACCACGAAAGCTTCAAACCGAACAAGACATAAAGGATTGGAACGCTGGAAAAATTCAAGTCCTATTGATGCACCCAGCTTCGGGCGGCCACGGACTTAATTTACAAACAGGGGGAAACATAGCACTTTGGTTTGGACAAACCTACTCACTTGAATTGTATATGCAATTTAACGCAAGGTTAGACAGGCAAGGGCAAACACAGGGCGTGATCATCCACCACTTAATCGCCGAGGGGACACAGGACGAAGAAGTTATACTTTCTTTGGATTCAAAAGAAGACAGACAGGAACGTTTAATGGCTTCGGTTAAGGCTAAAATTGAAAAATATAAAAATAATTTTTAATTTTTTTTAAAATAAATTTTTATATATCAAAATAAGTTTTATATTTGTCTCGGCAATAGGGCCAAAATAAACCACGAAAAAACGAAAACATGAAAAACCTAGTTAAAACATTCTTATCAAAAGCGAAGTACCAACACACTTTCGCGCTAATCGCAGCCCTTTACATTCTTTGGCAACTTGCTTTTAGATCTTAATTCTAACCTTTAAAAATTACTAACATGAAAATTATAAAAATGGAATTGATTTTAAATTCTCAATACACGGCCGTTCTTTTCGGTTGCGAATTAGATTTCCAAAATAAAAGTTTAACCGTTGCTTTTCTATTCTGGGGAGCGTCTTTAGTTATTGTATAGTTATGGAATTTAAAGGGACAGAAGGAAAATGGTACTCTTCGTATGATTCGGGCTTTATTAAGGTTTTTTCTAAAGACACAGGAAGAAATGTATTAGACTGCTATCACAAAGAAATGAACGAAGCTAATGCCTTATTAATGTCAAAAGCACCTGAAATGTTAAAAGAATTAAAACACGCAGCTAAGGTATTGAAAACTATATATTCTTTTGGTGCAACCGCCCCTATAATAGAAAGGTGGGAAAAGTTAATCAAAGAAGCAACTGAATTAAAAACTAAGCCCAATTGTAAGCATGAAAATGTAAAAAGGGAAGACGGCTTGGATGAGTGTTTGGATTGCGGAGTTAGAAACTATTAACGGATATTAATTTAAAAAAAAAATAATCATGGCAGAGGGCGGAACTAAAAATTATAAAATAGATACTTTGTTGTCGTGGCTGGATGCTGCGGATCAAACTAATAAGCAAAACATAATCACTTCGGTAACTTTATTTAGTGACGGAAGCGGAAGGATAAGACAGGAAGAAAAAATAGTGGATGACTTCTTCACTATTGAAGAAGCCTTCGAAAAATTAGAAACAATCGTTAATACTCAAAAATCATGATAACAAAATTAGTAAGTATCTTTTTAGATTTTTTGTTTGTTGCTATAGGCTTAACAGGTTTGTATCGAATAAACGTAGTACCTTTAAAAATAAGAATTAAAAACCTTTTGGAAGAAAACGACGATTTGCTAAAAGTAAATTATAAGGTAGTCGCGAAAACCGACAGGCAAAAGAAGTTGATTGAATCACAGGAAAAAATAATTAGTGATTTGTCCGAAGAAGTAAAACAGTATAGAAACTCATTTAATAACAATTAATATTTAAAAACCATGACAAGAATTTCAAAAACTGCCGCACACGAAGCGGCTGTCGCTTTAGTAGCAAAACAACGCCTAGATTTAGAAGAACAAGAAAAAAGACTTACACACGTAGTGACAAGTTTAGTTCTGGACAGGATCCCAAAAGAAGTACACGCCTTTTATGAAAAGTTCCCGCAGTATGTAAAGAAAACGAGTTCCGCCCGCTTGACGGGTTTAGGTTGGAATCGCGAATGGCTACAGTTAGAAGCTAATGTCCCTTATAACGGTAGCGGTTCGGGTACCTTTGAATTAGTTTTCGAAACTAAGCAACACGAAAAAGCTGCCAACGGTTTAAAGGATTTACATAATGCTTTTATACAAAGCAAAAGGGATTTAACGGCCTTAAGATGCGACATCGAAAATACGCTTTATGCTTTGAAAACTTTAAAAGCAATATCCGAGCATTTCCCAGAGGCTTTGCCGTATTTACCAAAGACGCCAAACACTTCTTTGATAATTGATACAACCGCACTTCGTGAAAGGCTAAAGTAATGACCGAAGAACAATTCAAAGCTTTAATGCTTCAAACGGAAGTATTCCAGCAGTACGAAAACTTTAAAAAGAATATCACTTTAAAACGTACAAATGTACAAAGATTGAAAAGTTTACACATGCAAGCTGAAAAATATGGGATTGAATATTTAAAACAAAATCCAAAATTAATGCAATCCGATGTAAAATTAATCGAAAATATATTACTTTTGTAAACGGATGGATTTTTTTTAAATGTTTCGTTTTTAGTAGTTAGCCGCTTCAACTTGAAAAAGTTGGGGCGGTTTTCTTTTTTGGCAGTTCTTTGTAAAAAATGGCGTTAGCCCGTATTTGCTGGGTTGGCGTGAAAAGTAGGTAAACAATGAGCAACAAAAGTAAACAATGATTGTTTACACGAAAGCCCCAATAAAATAAGGGCTTAAGGTTAGTGTAAACAATGTAAACAATAATAATATATAAAAAGTATAATAGTAATATATAGTATAATATTATATATTTTATAAATATACCCAAAAACGCGAAATATACATATAGGGTTTCGGGGTTATACGTTTACATTGTTTCTTTGTTTACGTTTTTAGCTGAACCCCAATAAACAAAGGCACTCGCGAGGAAACAATAAAATAATCTTTGTTTCCTTTTTCGCTAATTGCTTAATAGTCAGGCGTTTGTATTGTTTACGTTTTGTGGTTTTGAAAATTATGCCTTTCTTTGTGGGCAGTATCGAAAAAAGATTTATAATTTTACACCATGAAACCGAACAAAGAAAATATCATAACCGAAATTTTAATCGAGATTGAGAAGGGTGCAAACTTCACTCAATGTTCGAACCTTTTCGAGATTGTTTGGTCCTTACCACCTTCAACCTTCAAACGTTATTGGAAAATAGCTTCGGACAGATTCAGGGAACGCCAACACCGAATACAAACGGAATTGGAAGGGGTCGCCTTGGAATTAGAAAAAGAAGCCCTTAAAAAGGCTATTTTAACGAAACAGGAACGCATGGAAATTTTGAGCGAAATTGCTCGCGGCGAAATGGGGATGATGAAATACATTGTTTGCGACGGCGGAATTTACGAAAGGGAAATAGATCCGATGTGGAAAGATCGCAAAGACGCAATCGCAGAATTAAACAAAATGGACGGATCTTACGCCCCACTTAAAACCGACATGACTTCGGGAGGGGAGACCTTAAACGCCCCCATTTTCAACATAATTCTAGCCGATGAAGACACAGAAGAAAGCGTTTAGGCTATCCCAGAAACAAACAAAGGCTTGGAAACTTTTAACCGATCAAACGACTTTGTTTGTTGGGTATGGTGGCGGGGCTTTTTCTGGAAAATCTTATTTGATGTGCCACTACTTAACGTACATGTGCATGACCTTTGCGGGTACTGCGTGGGGACTTGGCCGAAAAGAACTTGTCACGTTGAAAAAAACTACTTTGGTAACACTTTTCAAAGTCTTCAACGAAATTGGTTTGGTAAACGATAAGCACTACAAATACAACCAGCAGCTAAACACACTAACGTTTCACAACGGATCAACTATTTACTTAATCGATACGGCCTATAAACCCAGCGACCCGCTATTCGAACGCTTCGGGGGTTTGGAACTAACAGGCTGCGCAATTGATGAAAGCGCAGAAACGGACAGAAAAGCAATCGACATTCTTTTCACGCGTTTGGGTCGATGCTTAAATGATAAATACGGGATCCAAAAGAAAATGTTAGAATGCTTTAACCCCGCAAAGACACACGTTTACGACAGATACTACAAACCTTTCAAAGACGGAACCGAAACAGTATCGCGAAAGTTTATACAAGCTTTACCAACCGACAATCCAAGTCCAGAGGTTCCCGCATACATTGAAGGGATTTTGGCCACAGGGGAAACAACAACGGTGCAACGTTTGATCTACGGGAATTTCGAATATGACGACAACCCTTTCGCGCTTTACGACTATGATAAGATTTGCGACATTTTTACGAACGCCTTTATAAAAACAACAGGCAAACGTTATCTTTCTGCCGACATTGCTTACATGGGTGCGGATTTATTTGTTATAACTATTTGGGACGGATTCGTAATTGAAAAAGTCGTGGCCATTGATAAAATAGACGAAACCGCAATCGGGAATAAAATAATTGAGTTGGCCACCGAATACCGTGTCCCGTTTTCAAATATTGTTTACGACGCGGACGGGCTTCGAAGGTTTACAGCTAACAGCTTGAAAAAGTTATCAACGGCCAAAGCGTTCGTTAATGCCTCGGCACCACTTAAAGACAAACATTATAAAAATCTAAAAACCGAATGTGCGTTTTTACTTAAAAGCAAAATCGAAAGCGGGGAATTGTTTGTAAAGGATCAAACTTTTAGAAAGCAAATAATCGCCGACCTAGAAAACATTTGTCGGGAACCAGCAGACGACGAAGGAAAAATCACACTTGAAAAGAAATCGGAACACAAGAAACGCACAGGACGCTCGCCCGATTTCTTTGACAGTCTTTTAATGCGAATGGTTTTTGAACTTAAAAAGCAATTAACATGGGACTAGAAGAAAAAACAATTTTAAAACACGAAGACTTCTTCGCACGATCGGTTAATATCGGGATAACTTCCGACGCAATAGTCGACAAAATTAACGCGTTTGATTGGCTAGATCTAACCGAAGCAAAAACCGAAATAGAATACAGCAAAGTTTTATTATCAATTTTTGAACGTTTCAATTTCAAATACCCAAAGAAATACGATTCAATAGTTAAAAAAGCTTTTACGGTTTTGTTCGTGGAAGCCGTGGAAAATGTCAAAGAAGCAATTGTCGCCGTTTCCAAAAGCTACAACATCGAGGGCGGGGCTACAGGCTTCCGAAACGAGGCAGTTGATAAGTTCTATTACATTGAATATTGGGCGACTAAAAAGAACCTTCCCGTTAACTACAACGAAAAAAATATAGAAAAACGAAATTTGTTTAATTTCGATACAATTATTTTGAGTATCTTAGCCGATAAATTGCGGACTTTCAACGAGTACGAAATAAATAAGCCTAAAAAATGATATTAGAGCCAGCAGACGAAACCTTCATTTTTCCCGAAATAAACACCCCAGCGGATATGTTTAAATACATTGCGCAGTATAACGGTTTTCAATTTTTTGAAACAGATTTGAACGGGGTAGTTCCAAACGAAATCGACCAAAACTATTTTTTGATTGACAGGATCGACCTTGCAAGTCCGCAGCCAAACAGAACGGGACAGGAAACAAGGTTCGACGGTATTTTATTTATGGGCGTGCCTTCGGATCCAGCAGTAGACGTGAACGAATCAACTTACACCGAAGGACAATTCAACGGGATAATTGCGGAAATGTTATCGCGAAGTTTTTATTTGCAATTGCAGCAGTATATCAAATGCGCCGACTATGAAATTATTATTAATAATTTGCGCCCTTTATATAATTCTAACAAATACACCAAAGCCACCAACAGCACAGGCGTTGAAATAAATTATTCAATATGGATTTAGCGGCAGTAGTTGAAAAGGAATTTACCCAGCCACTCAAAGACGCCATTGTGGCCGAAGACTTAATCGCAACAAGGCGATTGATTAATTCAGTAGTGCAAGACGTGGAAATTACGGCAACTAAACAGACCGTGCGAGTAATGGCCGAAAAATATATTTTAGAATTAAGGGACGGGGAGCAATACAAAAGCCCACCAACTTTGGAAGCCATAGAAAAATGGATCCAAGCCAAGGGCTTACAAGGAACTTTAAACGCTTACGCGGTTTTGAACTCAATAGAACAAAACGGGACGACGTGGGACAGACAAGGCGGGTCGGTAGAACTACAGGCCGTTATAAACAAAGCCAACGTTAAAAGAGTTATGGACGTGGCAGTACAACAAGAAATTTTGAATATAAAATTAAAAACCAAATGGCAATCACGTTAGTAAAAACACCAGCTTTATTTTTTAATTGCACCAGCCCCGTAATTTTTGAATTTACGACGGACGCAGTTATCGGGAATTTTGACGACTACGTTTGTGACATTTTCATTTCGTCGCTTTATACCAATAAGACCGCAGTAATTAGAAACATTTTTCCAAATACAAACACCAAAGTTTTTTCGGTAGACACTAGCGAGTTTTTGAAAGCCTTGCAGCTTAATGGTTTTGAATTTAATTTCACAGGATCGAAAAACCTTTCAGTTGAAAAGTTTACTTTCGATTTAAAGATACGCGACGGATCACAACCCGATAGCGAAATATTTTCTTTTAACGATTACTATTTTGATAACTTTATTTTTACCGACGGGCTTAGTTCCGTGGATGAAACCGAAGTGCAATACTATTCGATTTTAGGCGAAAGGCTTTTATTCGATAGCTTCGCAAATCCTTTAGTGATTGACAAGCTTACATTTTTAACCCCAGAAACGATTGAAGTTTGCAAGGGGTTTGATAACTACGTTTCAATTTTTAATAACGAATTGACAGGGAACACGGTAAGCGTTGCGGGAATAAGTTCGCCCGTTACCGCTGTTTCTGGCGTGGCAACTTATAAGTTAACAGACGCGCAATTGGAACAAATAACTTCTTTGCGTGAAATTACTTGCAGCAATCAAAACCCAGCGAAAAAACTTTTTGCCTTCCCTTTCAAAGATTCCTGTAATTCAATAGTGCAATTTCGTTTCTTTAATGTGAAAGGCGGGTTTTCTTATTTTTATGCAGTAATGGGCGCGGAGACTTCCGACCGTTCTAAGGTTGCTTTTTACGAAAGGAACTATTCAAATGAAAACGAAAACAAGTCGGGAGCGGTGCAATCCGATACGGACTATAAAAAACAATTGGAGTTCAAAGGTTCAAAAATTATTAACTTAAAAGAGAACTTCGATTTTCTATTACGTTCGCCAAAGGTAGAAATGAACTTGAAACAAATAAACGGAAACGACGTCTTTATCGAATGCGAAGTGACAGGAAATTCCGCAGACCGTTACACCCATTTTGATTTTAACCTAACGGCCAAAATAACTAATTCGCAAAACTTTAAATTGTGATAAATATATTAATTAACAACGAAGAACTTGACATCGATTCGGGAGTGGTCGTGACTTTCAAAAAGTCGCAGCAGCTTAACGGAATACAAAATCAATATTCTTTTTCGAATAATTTCAATTTAAAGAACACGTCTAAAAACAGACGTTTGTTAGGAATAAACTATTTGCCGAACTCAAAGGCAAAAAGCATGACGGTAGGGTACGACTGCGATATAATTTTAAACGGTTGTATTTTTTTAAAGAAACAAAAATTAAAGGTACAAAAGGAAGCACAAGACAGCATCCCCGTTTATATTATTTTTTCGGATAGCTTTTTCGTGGCCAAAGCAAAAGAAGTTCTTATGTCGCAAATCGTTTTCGAACCGACGTACTTCAAAACTTTGCCCGAATTTATAGACTTAAACGACAACGTTGGCAACTTGTTAAGAACTGCGCCCGTATCGGCACAGGACACAAGCGGTTTAGTTGTATTGGAAGAAGTGCCAGCCTTAATGAACTTAGTGCAAACAACTTTAGTTGTGTTTTTGCAATTAGGTTACAGCTACTTAGGCGACTTTTTCACAGACGTTGAAGCAAAAAAATATTACATAAACCCAAATAGTGGGATTTACGGACTAGGCGACACAGGCGGCCGCCCTTCTTTTGATCCGACTATGACGTGTTACGATTTTTTAGTGAAAATACTTAAAACTTTTAACGGTTATATTGACGTTTCGGATTCGTCAAAATCCGTGGGGGTTTTCCTTTGGAAAAATATTGAAGCGATTAAAACTAATTTCGCCAATTACTCGGACAAGTTTGTAGCTTTTAACGAATATAGCTTCGAAGGTGGTTTGGCTAAAAAAAATAAATTAGAATATTCGGGAAGTCCCGCCTTTTATAATTCCTTTTTTGAGAATAACAAATCAATTGTTGAGAGTACTACATATTTAAAATCAGATTTTGGGGCTGGAAACATGCGATTGTTTGACGACCAAGAACTAAACGAAGACGGCACCTTGCCACTTCGCACCGACGGGGAAACAACCGACGCCAAAGAACTAAACCTTTATAAATTCGAAAACGCTTTAAGCGAAGCCGTTGTTTATTCGGGAGGGGTAAAACAGAATTTACTTCTTTACAAAGCAACGTCGCCAAACATTTACGATCTATACGCGAATTTCCATTTAGCCTATACGAAAAATATTGCTTTGCCTACTATTGCGAATTTCACATTTAGATACGACGCTATTTTTTTAGCTAACTTAAGTATGCAAAGGGTTTTCTTTTTAAAACAACTTTCAACTTATTGGCTTCCGCTGGAATTAAATTTTTCCACAGAAAAAAAGGAAATAAAGTTAAAAGCTTTAATGGTAGAAAAGACCAGAACGGACACGCCTGTTATTTTTGACCTAAACGTATCGGTTGGCTTTTATGGCGCTTACACAATACAGAACGCGACGTCGCTTTATTCTGCGGCCAATACTTCCAAAGCTTCCGTTTTTGTGGTTAACAATTTCGACCTTACAAAGAACAACGTATTTATAACAGGAACGGACGGCGTAAGAACGCAAATACTTTCTTTTCCAACTACCGTTGACATTAGAACGCAATTCATTTTAGAAGTTGAAAACATAGAAGCTTCAAACGTTCTAGGGAATTCCGATTTACTTTTTCAATTCATTTCGGAAGAAGGCGGAACGTCCAGAGAGGGGAAAATAAATATTGCACACAACGGACGCGCCAATTTCCTTTCAGAATTTAGGAGCGTTTTAGATACGGAATACCACTACGAAGAAAACGACGTGGACGACTTCGAAAGGTATTTAAACTATAGTGCGAAAATAACTTCGCCAATTAATATTCCCGTAACCTACGCCCCTTCAATTGGCGACGTAGATTCTTTATTCAATGCAAATCTAAACTTTAGAGTATTGCAACTAGATAAACCGCAATTGATTAAAGTAACTTTGTCAATCGGAAACGCGATGTATCATTGTTCAAATAGAGGGGGCGGGGCTTTGGCACAAACTAAAGTTTCTTTCAACGTTACGCGCAACGGGGTAATCGTGGCCACAGTACATTCCAACGGGGCTTCGGATAACAAAAGAAGCGGCAGCACGCAAGTTTATGAAAGTAACGTTTTAAAAAGTACTACCTTTACAGCAAACGCGGGGGACATTATAGCTTTTCATACTAAAATAACGGGCGAAGAAGAAAACCGCTTTTTATCGGGAACCATGGACGGTGCCGTAACTTTAAAAAATATAACTTGGAAATTCGAGTGCGAAGAACAACTATAAAACTATGGAAGGGGAAATCATAAACATTGCGACGCTTACTATTGATAGCGA